CCATTTGATTGCAGCCATGAATTTTTTTGTAAGCCTGGCAGCCAACGATTATGTTGAAATTATGTGGCGCACCACCAGCACTGATGTAAGTATTGAGCATTTTGACGCTAGCACCAGCCCAACCCGACCAGCAGTGCCATCGGCCATCGTCACGATGAGCTTTGTGTCCAACCTACCGACAATATAGCCATGTACATTCCACTAAAACTACCACCAGGCATTTACAGGAACGGCACAGAGTACCAAGCAGCAGGCCGCTGGTATGACGCGAATCTGGTGCGCTGGTACGAGAACACCCTGCGGCCAGTGGGCGGCTGGAGGAAGCGCTCGGCAAGCCAGATGACTGGTTTGTGCAGGGGGTTCATCACTTGGCGCAACAACAGCGGTGAGCGATTTATTGCCGCTGGTACGCAGTCCAAGCTGTACGCCATGAACGAGGCTGGCACACTGAAGGAAATCACACCAACCGGCATCACTGCCGGCATTGCCGATGCCACGATCAAGACCGGCTACGGCTACAGCACTTATGGCACATACGCTTATGGCGTGGCCAGACCTGATCTTGGTGGGCTGATTCCGGCCACTACATGGAGTCTGGACACATGGGGCGAATATCTGGTGGCCTGTTCAAGCGCTGACGGCAAGCTGTACGAGTGGCAACTTGGCTTTACAACGCCCACCTTGGCAGCGGCCATCACCAACGCACCAACGGGCAACAAGGCTCTTCTGGTCACTGCCGAGCGCATCCTGTTTGCCCTTGGCGCTGGCGGCAATCCCCGCAAGGTGCAGTGGTGTGACCAAGAGGACAACACAGTCTGGACGCCTGCGGCCACCAATCAGGCTGGTGATTTTGAGTTGGCCACCCCTGGCAGCCTGCTGGCCGGCAAGCGTGTCAAGGGCGTCAACCTACTCTTTACAGATGTGGATGTACACACGGCGACCTATATCGGCGCACCATTTGTTTATGGCTTTGAGAAAGCCGGATCTGGCTGCGGCCTGATCTCGGCCCAAGCTGTGGCGGCCATCGACACTGCGGCTATCTGGATGAGCAAGTCGGGTTTCTGGACTTATGACGGATATGTCAAGCCCCTGCCAAGTGATGTGTCTGACTATGTGTTCAGCAACATGAACTTCAACCAAGCATCTAAGGTCTACGCTGTCCACAACAGCCAGTTTGGCGAGATCTGGTGGTATTACCCGAGCAGCGGCAGCAATGAGAATGACAGCTATGTCACCTACAACTACCGCGAAAACCACTGGAACATAGGCTCATTGGCCCGTACCGCCGGCACTGATGCGGGTGTGTTTACCAACCCGCTGCTGGTCTCATCTGATGGCTACATCTACGAGCATGAAGTGGGCTTTGCCTACGACAGCGCCAGCGTCTATGCTGAGTCTGGGCCAGTGCAGCTTGGCAACGGCGACAACCTGATGTCTGTGCGGCAAGTTGTCCCAGATGAGCAAACACTTGGCGAGGCGGTAGTTTCATTCAAGACCCGCAATTACCCGACAGGCGCTCAGTCCACCTTTGGGCCATACACGGCGGCCAACCCTACGGATGTCCGGTTTATGGCGCGGCAGGTCAATGTCAAGGTGACGGGTGCTGTTTTGGCTGATTGGCGCATCGGCGTCATGCGGCTGGATGCGGTGGCCAGCGGCAAGAGATGATGGATAGAATTTCTGAGATCAATCGGTGTCGCCAATGGATTGATGCGGCTTTAGAATACAGTGGTGGGACTCACACACTCGATGACATAGCGGCTGGAGTGATGTCGGACAGATACCAGTTGTGGCCTGGTCAAAGTTCAGCGGTGGTGACGGAGATTCTTGTTTATCCGCAACTAAAAAATTTACATTTTTTTCTTGCTGGTGGCAATCTTGATGAACTCAAGAAAATGCGGCCACACATTGAGGCATGGGGAAAGTCTGTTGGATGTACAAGGGTGACGCTTGCAGGGCGTAAAGGCTGGGAGCGTACATTTTTAAAAGACGAGGGATATGAGCCTCAGTGGTTTATTCTTTCAAAGGAGTTGATATGAGTCAAGGTGGTGAAGTTTCTACACAGCAGCTTGTTTATGGCCCTGACGGAAAAGTGTATGGCAACCCAGCGCTTGCAAGAGCCGCTGGTGTAAATCAAACCTATCGTGAGGATGGCACTGCATATCCTGAGACTATGCTTGGCAGTTTGCCCCTGTCCCCCTCAGTGCCTATTACTGAGGCATTTGACCCGTCTGCTGGCATTGGCGAATTTGAGCGCCGTCAATTTTTGCCAAACCAACCAGTGCCTGTGCCTAGTCAGTACCAGCAGATCATGGGGCAATCTGGCGGCGTCAGCCCCTACCAGCGAATCATGGCGAGGATGACGCCAACTATGAATCCCTATGGCAGTGTGTCGGGTGGCTACGACCCTAGTTTTCAGGGTGGCTATGACCCAGGTCTTTACTCTCGCCTAACCAGATCAGGGCTGATCAATACTGGTGGCGGCGGTGGCGGCGGTGGCGGCGGTGGTTCTGATTACTCCGACCCCAATCCAGCTTGGTCAAACATGACTCAAGCAGAGCGAGCTGCCTACTACGCTGCAAACCCCACGATGGCATCGGTCACAAAAGGACTGCAAGGTCTTTTTGGGAACACGCTATATGGAAAAATACAAAACTACTTTAACCCTAACTTTGTGACTGAAGAGGGCTTGATTGCAATGGGCGTCAACCCTGCCGCATACCAAGCTGCAAAAGAGAGTTTCCGCGCCAGTGAGATTTCCGACATGAATGCAGCGGCTGAAGCTGCGCAAGTAGAGGCTGGCCGCCAAGCTGCTCAAGAAAGTTTCCGGAGCAGTGAGATAACTCAACAAAATCAGGATTCAACCCCTAGCGGTGGCAGCTACGACTCTGGCGACTATGGTGGCTACAGTGGCTCTGAAACTCAGTCTAGCGGCGAATCCTACGCCAACTTTAAGGGCGGCATGGTTACCAATGTATTTGGCCCCAATCCAGCAGGCCCAGATGATGGCGCTGGCATGTTGCAGCTTGGCGAGTATGTCATCAAAAAATCAGCGGTCAAAAAGTATGGCCAAGGTCTGCTGGACATGATCAACAACGGCAAGATTCCTGCCAAAAAATTGAAATCTTTACTGGGATAAGGGGCACACAATGTCTAAAGGCGGCTCACAAACAACATCGACCTCGATTGATCCACAGATCAAAGAGGCGTTTTTACAAAATGTCCAGCAGGCCCGAAATGTGGCCGGTGCATTGCCTGTGCAGCAGTTTGCAGGGTACAACCCTTTGTATCAGGCTGGTGAAGAGCAGATCGTCAACCAGTCACTGACTCCGTTCACTGGTCAGGAAATTGGCGGGTTTATGAATCCGTACCAGCAGGAGGTCATTGACCGCAGCCTCGGTGATATTGAGTCAAGCCGCCAGATGGCAGACCTGAGAGATCGTCAGGCTGCCACACAGGCCAGAGCCTTTGGTGGCTCACGCCAAGGTGTGCAGTCCTCACTGACCAATGCCGCTGCCCTCAAGCAAGCCGCTGACCTATCAGCCAACCTGCGCAACCAAGGCTTTGGTCAGGCTACGCAGTTGGCTCAGTACGCCCGTGGGCAAAACCTCCAAGGCGGCCAGAATGTCATGGCACTTGGCGGTGCGCGTCAGGCTTTTGAGCAGCAGCAGCTTGATGCGCTGCGCAACATTGGCATCCAGCGTCTGGGCGTCAGTCAATCAGCGCTTGGCTTTAACCCTGCCGCCTTGGGTGGCAGCACAACGACTCCATACAGTCGCAATGTCGGCGCGGGTGCTTTGGGTGGCGCTTTAGCTGGCTCTCAGTTGGCGGGGATGTCTGACGGCGCAGTTGGCGGCGGCACGGGTGCAGCAATTGGTGCATTGCTTGGCATGTTTGGTTAAGGGGATAAAAATGGCAACAGGTTTTGACTTTTCAAACATCGGCTCTATGTTCGGCGGTGGCATGGGTGGCACGCCAACGGGTCTTGATGCGCTGCTGAACGAAGACCAGCGCAAGCTGATGAATAGAAATGCAGCCCTGTCAGCGGCTGCTGCACTGCTGCAAGCCAGTGGCCGCAGCACTACCCCCATCGGCCTTGGCCAAGCGCTTGGATCGGCCTTGCAGGCTGGCCAGCAGGGCTACCAACAGGCGCGTGCTGGGTCAGTGCAGGATCTGCTGCTGAATCAGAAGTTGGAGGAGGCTAAGCGTCTTGGGTTGTATCAAACCGCACTGGCTGGGACTCCATCAACAGCAGCCCCAGCGCAGGCACTGGAGCCTTTGACGCCAGCGCAAGCCAGCTTGCTTAGCCA